GTCGTGGAGAGCAAAGACGCGAAAGCTACAGCCCAAGAGGTTGTAAGGCAAATAGCAGAAATTCAAAAAACTTGGAGACGTAGGTCGTAATGGCAATCAGTATTACCGGAAGAGAATTTAGTCAAACCGACGCGGACGCTTACGCAAAAAAAGCTGCCGTACGTGCGCCGGCCAGAGAAGCTGGCAAAAGTATTACGGAAAGGAACAGGCTTTCCGCAATAGCAGAAGCTCAGCGTCTTGCTCTTGACGTTGGAAGCCGCTTACCTGCTGCGGCGGAGTCAGTAGAAACCTTTATTGAATGGCGAACCATGTACATGATTGCTCCTCCAGGTTATGAATACGTGTTTTCTGTTTCTCCTGGAAGCTTTACCGTAGAAGGTTTTGGTGCAGAATTATCTGAAATACCAAGGCCATACAACCAACCACTAGTCGATATTAAAGGAGGAAAAAGCAGGCGGGTTTCTTTTGAGTTTTTGATTGTCAAAAGAGCAATAGGAAATGGCGGTGGATACATTAATAACTTTTACGCAAGTGTTGAATCCGAAATTAAACAACTTCAATTAATTGCTGACATGGGAATGCCTGTTGGGTTCGACAACATAAATGCAATAATGCGCGAAAATTATTGGTATATAGACAATATTTCTTTTACCTACACTCGCGACAACCGAACAGGTGAAACAGTTTCCGCTTCGTGCAACATGTCCCTAATTGAGTATAAGCCCCTCAGACAAAAGTTTATACTTCTTCCAAAATTTAGGTATGGAAAATTTCCAACAACAAAAAAGCCAACGACAACCACAGGAACAAAAGGAGTTAAATTTACAGCAGGCTGGCGAGAAAGAAACAGAATTAGGTCGCTAGTTGCAAGCGGTCGTAAGGGAGGTTACTAGCTCCATGATTTTATCTCCTCAACCAGTGTATCCAAGCGCAAAAACTGCAGGCATAAGCGACACTAGCGTCGTTTCATATGGAACAATAAATATTGACACTCGCGTAAAAGCCTATTCAAAAAAAACAAAAGCCAATACTGCAATTAGCTCCGCAATAATAACTAACAAAATCGTCTACATGCCAAGCCCTGTTGCAACAGCACTTGAATATGTATTACCCAAATTGGTCGCAATACTTATACCGACGATGACAGAAGATGGCCAACCAATATCAAAGGCCAACGCCGTAAAACTTTATCAAGCTACTGGAAGACACTTGGGGGTTTTTACTTCAGTAAAAGCTGCTGAAAAATATGTAAAAAAACTAAATGTTGCCATTCAGGTTCATGGAGTTGTAGAAGGTCAAAATACTCAACGCGGAAAAACTACCTGGGCTCCAGTGTCTTTAATGAAGGAGTATAAAGAAGAATATATACCCGGTGCTCCGTTTTCCGGAATAGTTCGACTAGCAGACATTGACGATGATTTAGCTCAGTTAACTTTTATGAACAATATACTCAGTGTCAATGTTGACTGGAGCATGGACCTCAACTCTCAAGTAAACATAGAGCTTGTTGACCCTGGCTACAGAATGACAGAAATGAATTATTTTGTTCCTCGTAGGGATATTTGGTACCGGGGTACTAGGTACGAGATAGCCGACGTCAGTGTTGGCCCTGGCGACGGAGGTTCTCCCCGTGTTTCCCTAGCAATATGCAACAAATCCATTCAAAGAATGAAGAGAGACAAAAGAAGCGGTTCCGTAAGTGCGTCTTCCGCATATGAATACGCTGGACGAGCAGCAAAAAAATTTGGCCTTAATTTTGTAGGTCAGCAAACAGCAAAAACAAAAAATACATTTAGCACAAAAACAGACAGTAGTGAAGAATCGGTATGGGACGTTTTGACCAGAACTGCACAAGAAAATCAATATGTTGTTTTTGAGGTTGATGGTGTTTTAGTATACGCACAACAAGAATGGTTAATGTGGAAATTTGGTCTATTAAGCTCAAAGGTCTACAACAGAAAAACTAAAAAAACAGAAACTAAAAAATATGTTCCTCTTCTTCATATCCCTACATTAGGAACAGAGCTTGACTTAAGATTCTTAATAAATGAGGGTTTTATAGGTCAAAATCCTGACGCCGATACGGTTACTGGAAAAGCATTTCAGCTTGCTACATATCCGAGTTTTGAGACATCGGACAATGACCCGCTTGCCGCTAGTGGTAGTTGTGAGGTCCTTATGCCGAATGGTGGTCAGTTGAGGCCTGGGTACACAGGGCTAATCGGTCCTGAACCAAACTATTTTTTTGGTGGATATTTAATCACTTCCGTATCTTTTAGTGAAGGCTCGCCAGATTCGGCAAAAGTTCAATTCAGGACACCAGAAGAACTTACAAATCAACAAAGCAAACCAATAACCTCGTTGTACGGAACCTCTCCCACACGGAACCTTTTTGCTTCCAGTGCTAACAACTTAGGAGCCCCTCGATGATGCCGGACCCACAATCAAGATTTACAAAAAGCACCAAGGGTGCTTCTGTCAAACCAATAAAAAACGGTCATTACATTGGAAAAGTTTCTCGGACCTCCGGCGGTATTTTTGTAAAGATACCCAAGGTTGCTCCTGGCGTAACTTTTGGACCATGTAAAAAATTCTTTTCAGAAGCACTGGCTGTAGGAGACAGTGTTTTATGTACATTTATTGACAATAAATTTGATGAAGTAGTTCTTGTTGGTAAAGCAGCTTAATGCTGTTCCCACCAGGCCTCTCAACGTAATAAACTGTAATTGCAGCTATTGAACCGGACTCACTATGGACACCATAAAATTACCAATAACATTTGACAAAGGGCGTATGGGCGTCTTGGCCGACGGCAGTCGCGAGTACTACTCACAGATTATTGCTATTGCATGCCAGGTAGAGCGTGGCGAAATGCCGCTGGAGGTTACTTATGGAATTACCGACCCAACGTTTTCGGCTTTTAGAAAATCAGAAGTGTACCAAGTTCTTGCTGTCTATTGGCCGGAAATAAAACTGAATGAAATATCAATTTCTTCTCCCGATAAGTTTGGCGCTAAAAGGCTAAACGTGGACTTTAGTGCATAAATATGGCATCTCCTGACTTCAGTCCATACATTGACCTTTCTGGGAACAACCTCGGCCCAGACGAGCTTTACACTCAAGCTGTTCAGTACGCTCGATTAGCACTCCCCGAGTTTGCACCAAGAACCGGAACCGTAGAAGACGCAATAATGCAGGCAACTTCACTGCTTGCTTCTCTTACTCTTGGTGCAATCAACAGCCTTCCAGACGGTCTAATGGAGGGAATCCTTAGACTGATGGGAATAACGAGATTCGAAGCAACGTTTGGAACAATCAACGTTGAGTTTGAAATGATTGACGTCAACCAGAGTATTGCATCTGATTTTTATGTTATTTACGAATCGACAGAAGGTGAAGTATTTGCGGAGTATCCATTTTACACAACCGAGATAGTCACCGCTGGTGCCGGTCTTGACACCATTACAGCAACACTGACAGCGTCAGTTGCAGGAATACTACCGTCTATTCCGATAGGTACAGAACTTATAATAGCCCAGCCCAATGGCAGCGTGCTTTTATGTACAACAACATCTCTTCTGCTGCAAGGAAACCAACCAGAAACAGATGAAGAGTACTTTAGTAGGGCCACTTCAAAACTGCAACTTCTAAACTCCACCCTTGTAACTGCTGCCCAGGTCGAAGCTTACATACTTACTACGTATGACGAGGTTCATCGATGCAAGGTTTATGATTTAACAAAAGCTGTTACGTACATAAACCCATCAACAGACAACACAACCGCTAGTGGTTCGACCGTGACTGTAACAACGACAGGAACTCAGGGTACTGCATTTTTTGCTGATGCCGATTTTTCGAGCGGTTTGTTTAGAATAATAAACAATTCGACAACTAACGCCGACATTGTAGGCACCCCGACAGGATGCTTTGTTCCAGCAAGCCCCAACTCTGGCGCTGGCACGTTCGCGTATACAAATGTCGCCACTCATTCTGCAAGCCCTGTAAGCGTAGTAGATATGGCTCCGTTTGAGATTGACACAGCAGTAGATACGCCTGGGTATTTTGTTGTATTTATCTGTGACGAAAACGGTAACCCAATATCTTCCGACCTTAAAACAACCATTTACGACGATGTTAAATCTCGCATAGTTGCGGGTCTGTCTTTCCAGGTTCTTGACCCTATAGTTGTTGATGTTTCATTTACTGTTTCAATTAAAGTCAACTCAGAATACGCATCAGGTTCTGTAGCCACAAACGTTGGCACCGCGCTGGAGTCTTATGTGTCTCCAGAAAACTGGCCAAACTGGGAAACAACAATAAGGTATTATGACCTTGTTGTAGAAGCCGTAAAGACACTTGGCGTATCAGGCGTTACTGGAATTGTAAGCTCAGTTCCTAGCTACGTTCTTTCTACCGTTGCTCCGGGGAACGCTTTACTAGTTTCTGAATTGACTAGCGGTTCAGAAACCACGGGGTATGAAATCCTGTATATGGGTGTTCTTCCACGGGCAACAGTAGAAATAGTTGTTGAATAATGATTACAAACAGGCTTACCGGAGCGCAGGAAACACTTACGTCTACTGGGGGCTCTTCGCAGTGGCAGGTTTCTGGTGGCGTAATATACGATGGCGGAATATCTGAATTAGCGCCATTTACGCATTTTCGTCAGTCAAAGATTGCTGTTTCAGGAACTTCTGTAGAGTTAAGTTTAGACAACCTAACAACATTTAGTGGTGATGGTGATTTACCTTTTGTTTTTCTTTTCGCCGTCAAGATGCCATCTGGTGGAACCATAACGTCATCGATTACGGAAAATACTTCCATATCGGTACTTTCGGTAGAAACAAAGATAATTTCTCCAGAGACTGCATCAATTAATGCCGAAGGCGTAGGTTCACCACAATGGTCAATAGTTAGATTTAATACAGAAATAGTTGCAGACATTGTTTCTCCTACTTTTAATATTTCAATAACGCTGGAGCCAGAAGATGCTGGTGACTTTATTTATTTTACTCGTCCTGCTTTTTACCCTAGATATGAGTTTTTAGCTCAAAATGCTTCTTTGGAAGAAATTTTTGCATACTTGCCTGAATTGTTTATAGAGACAGACTTTTCGGTTACCGACGACCTGGATTTGCCAATGTTTCGTTATCTAGATGTAGCAACATCGCAAATGAACGTCATCTCTAATAATGCTGTTGGGTATACCTTTTTCGATATATCTGAAGGGTATGTGGAGGGCAATACAGATTTAGAGAGTTCCCTTGTTGAGACAAACAACGCAGACTTAGAGACGCTTATTTGGTTGGCTAAATTTTCTGGCACACTTCCGATTACAAGGTTCGCTTCTTCGCTAGAGACAGTTACTGAGCCTTTTGTTTTAGATGCAAGTACCCTCGATTCGGCAGACACATTAAGGGTGACTAGCTATTTAGAATTGAACCCTCCTGCTATTGACGAAGAAGACCAGAGAGGTCTTGTTAAGTGGCAAATAGACAATGGATACTACGGGATTAATGCTGGTAGCGACAATGCGCTTAAAGAGTCTGCGAAGCTAATGCTTATTGGGACGAAGACAGTTTCATTAGAATACGACTATTCTACTTCTCCTTTTGAGATTAATGTAGTGACGAGATGGGACGAAACCCTTGGAGGGGACGTGGCGCTGATTGGGCAGTCTTCGCCTTTGGTTCTTGAAGCCGTGTCTAAAGCCCGGCCTTTAGGAGTACTTGTGACTCACGAAATGGTTGCGCCGTAGTAAAATTGTGCTACGGAGGTATCTATGTTTGACGAAGACGACGCCGGCCTAAGACAGCAATTTGAGCTCCTTATGAAAGGGATGCTCCCATCAAGACTGATTACGAATTTTGTAATCGTTGCTGAGGTTGTGGACGGCGACTCCAGTGAGCTGTCGGTTTCTGTTTCGGGAGGGATGACCCCGTGGCTAGCATCCGGAATGCTGGAGCATGCTGCCAGCATTATTTCTACCGGTGATTCAAGAAGCATGGATGATGAAGACTAGACCTAATACTGGGTTGCCTTTTGTTCATCTACAATAGTTATGGTTCTATGGAGATTTGTCAATGATAGCTGGAAATTATAATATGCTCTGTCAGCAGGGGGCTAGTTTTGCGCGCATCATAGCACTTGAGCAGCCAAGGACTCCAACTGAAGAAAACCCGGATGAATACGAGGTTTACCCTCTCACGAACCACACGGCGAGGATGCAGGTTAGAAGAACTATTGAGTCAACAACTCCAATGATTACATTGACAACTGAGAACGGAAGAATCACCCTCAATGGTGCTGCTGGCTTAATAAGCTTAAGCATAAGTGCTGCGGACACTGCGGGCCTCACTTCCAGCGGCGTTTACGACCTTGAGATTATTTCTTCCGGCGGGCTTGTATCACGCGTGATACAAGGAACATTTACTCTCTCTCTAGAGGTAACACGATGAGTAACACGCTTCCAAACAATGTAAATATTTATCAAGATACTCCAAACAGCGTAACTGTTGACCAGGATGCGCCAAACCTTGTTGTTGTTCGCTCAACTTCTCCTTCCAACACGCTTACAAATAGGCATGAATTTTCTCAAGGGACCGCATCCGCAACATGGGTAATAACTCATGCGCTTGGAGGTAAGCCGCAGGTAACCATTGTGGACTCTGCAGATACCCACGTATTTGGTGATGTACAATACAATAGTAATACTCAGGTTACGGTGACGTTCTCTGCGGCATTTTCTGGAAAAGCATATCTCACATAGAGTAGAGGAAAAATGGCACAAAAATTTTTAACAAATATTGACCTTAATCAAAATCAACTAGTCAATGCCACTTTTGAAAAACTGGCCACCGAACCAGCATCGGG